TTGATTACACTATTCTCGGTGCGGAGATGCAGTTAGCTCCGGTTCCAGATTCGTCTTATACGGCGCAGATGTTGTATTACGCCAAGCCTCCTGTATTATCAGATTCGACAGCTAGTAACGTATTCTTGGCTTATGTGCCTGATGCGTTGCTATATGCGTCTTTGGCAGAGGCAGAGCCGTATTTGATGAATGATGCAAGGGTGCAGACTTGGGCTTCCTTGTATTCTAGGGCGATTGATTCTATCTCTACGTCCGACCAAGCAAGTGAGTATAGTGGTCAACCTATGTCTATGTCTTATAACGTGAGGTAAATCATGGCTGAGATGTCAAATTATCTGGAGAACGCGCTAATTAACGCTACTCTCCGCAATACAAGCTACACAAGCCCTGCGACGGTTTATGTAGGTCTTTACACAAGCGATCCGGGTGACGGTAACACTGGAACTGAAGTTTCTGGTGGTTCGTATGCTCGCGTATCTGTGTCATTTGGTGCGCCATCTAACGGTGTATCAACGAACAGTGCATCGGTAACTTTCCCGACTGCTACTGGCACATGGGGTACTGTGACTCACATCGGTATTCTGGACGCACTGACTAGCGGTAATCTGCTGTATCACACAGCGTTGGATTCGTCTAAGTCAATTGCTTCTGGTGACGTGTTCACAATCTCGACTGGTAATCTTTCCGTAACTCTGGAGTAATCTATGCCATTAGTCATTGCTGACCGAGTTCGGGAAACGTCCACCACGACCGGCACAGGCACACTTACCTTGGACGGTGCAGTAACGGGCTTTCGTACTTTCGGATCGGCGATTGGCAGTGGTAATACTTGCTATTACACAATTACTCTCGGTGCGGATTATGAGATTGGTCTCGGTACTGTTGGAACGGGTACGTTAGCTCGTACTACGGTACTGAAATCATCTAACAGCAATAACGCTGTTAATTTCGGTGCTGGAACTAAGGATGTCTTTGTAACGTACGCAGCCGAAAAAGCTGTTACGACAGACGGTTCCGAAACGCTAACGAACAAGACGATAGCATTTGGTAGCAATACGCTGACTGACGTTGCTAGTACGAACACAAGTCAGACAATTACTGCTGCTAAGACGTTTAGAGCAGCTAATGCTATTCGTTCTGAGGCTGCATCAACACAGGATGCTATCGTTATTGCTGGTAGGGCTGGCGGTACGTCTTCCTATGCTGTCACGTTGACCCCAGCGACGTTAAGCGCAAGCAGAACAGTTACCATTCCTGACGGTGGAGCTAACTATACTGTTGGTTATTTGAATGTGCCGCAGTCTGGCTCAGACAAAACTACGTCATATACGCTAACTACGGCAGATATTGGTGAGTTTGTTGGCGTTGGTAGTGGTGGATCAATCACTATTCCAAACTCGACATTTGCTGCTGGTGATATTGTTTCTATTTTTAACAATACGACAGGCAATATCACGATCACTTGTTCTATTACGACAGCTTACATAGCTGGTACGAATACGGATAAAGATACGATGACGTTAGCGACTAGGGGTGTGGCTACGATCTTATTCATTAGCGGAACTGTTTGCGTAGTTACAGGAAACGTCACATGAGTGGAATTATGGCGATGCTGTTGGGTCGGCTTGCTGGTGGCAACTTCACTGTTGTCCAGACCTTTACCGCATCTGGCACTTGGACTTGTCCTTCTGGCGTGACCGAGGTTGAGTACCTTGTTGTGGGTGGTGGTGGAGGCGGCGGCAGATATTATTCTGGCGGTGGTGGTGCAGGTGGATTTAGAACAGGCACAGGGTTGTCTGTTACAGCAGGAACTGATTACACAGTTACCGTTGGAGGTGGTGGGGCGGCACAAGCAAGCTCGTCTGGTAATGGTGTTGCTGGTTCATCTTCAACATTTTCAACAATTACATCTGCTGGCGGAGGATACGGGGCTGGTTCTAGTAGCGGCGGCGTAGCAGGTGGGGCTGGAGGCTCTGGTGGTGGTGGTGGTGGCATAGCAACTGGGTCTGGCGGCAGCGGCAATACGCCATCAACTTCTCCGTCACAAGGAAATACAGGTGGATCAAGTTCGTCTATAGGAGCTGGCGGCGGTGGTGGCGGTGCTAATTCAACAGGAAGTAATGGCTCTGGGTACGTAGCCGGGAACGGTGGGAATGGGACTTCATCAACAATAAGCGGATCGTCCGTTACCTATGCAGGCGGTGGAGGTGGTTCTTCTGTAACGCCCGGTACTGGTGGCACAGGTGGTGGCGGTAATGGCGCTAGTGAAACTGTTGCTGCTCAATCTGGAGGTGCAAATACTGGCGGCGGTGGCGGTGGCGGTTCTTCTCCACAAGCTGCTGGCGTAGGCGGCTCAGGCATCGTCATTTTGAAATACAACGTCGCATCACAGACTGTCTTTACCTTTAAGTCATCGACTCAATGGGTTGCTCCAACAGGTGTGACCAGCGTGGATTATCTGGTCGTTGCTGGTGGCGCGGGTGGTGCGTATGACGGTGCTGGTGGTGGTGCAGGTGGGTTTAGAACTGGTACTTCTTTATCTATTACCGCCGGAACTGCATATACCATTACTGTTGGATCAGGAGGTTCTGGAGGAAGCACAAACGGGTCAAGCGGATCAAATGGGGGCAACTCAATCTTTAGCACTATTACATCAAACGGTGGCGGTGGAGGTGGAACAGCTACTGTCCCCGGTGGAACAAATGGATTAAACGGCGGTTCTGGAGGTGGAGGGTCAAGAGGTGCTACAAATCGAACTGGAGGAACTGGTAATACCCCAAGCACATCACCATCCCAAGGTAATAATGGAGGTACTGGAATATTTTCAGCCCCAAACTACGGCTCTGGCGGTGGAGGTGGTGCGACATCAGTTGGCTCTAATGCGACTTCAACTTCTGGAGGCAACGGTGGAGATGGAACCGCATCTTCAATTTCTGGCTCGTCGGTAACGTATGCTGGGGGTGGAGGTGGTGGGAGTTATAACGGTGGAACGGCTGGTACAGGTGGTTCTGGCGGTGGAGCGAATGGTTCAAATTCAAATACAGTAGCTTCTAGCGGAACTGCAAATACTGGTGGTGGTGGTGGCGGGGGTGGATTTGGTTCTTCAACTCCGGGAGCTGGTGGAGCAGGTGGTTCTGGCATCGTAATTATCAAAATCAATCAATAACTATGGACACAAAAATCTACCGTTTCTTTGGCATTGACGTAGCTATGCAGTTATTACGTCCGGGGGCTAAATGGGAAATTAGCAACGGTGTCTTTACTCGATGGGAAGATGATCGACCTTGCCCAAACATTGAGGAAGTTTATTGGGTAATGGACAAGATTAAAGAGTTTGAGGAAAGCATCCCAACGATTTGGTTGCCGGAGCAGCTTGAGGCTATGACCGCACAGGTTAAGGAAATAGAGGAAGCCATTGCATGAATATGCATAGCCTATTTCCTACGCCAATCGGAATGTTTGACTTAGATCGAGATTTTACCGATGAGGAATTATTATTTATTCGTGGTCAGGAAACCAGACCAAATGAAGGCAATACGACTAGCGTAAACAACTTTGTTCTGCGTGATTCGGTGATGACTTCTTTGCGGGATTGGGTAGAAGGTTGTGTCGCTGAATATTTCAAGGCTACTAGCGACCCAAAGCATGATGTTGATTTGCGGATAACTCAAAGCTGGTTTAACTATTCTGAACAAGGTCAGTGGCATCACAAACACGCTCATCCTAACAGTTTTGTGTCAGGTGTTTTTTATGTAAATACTAATCCTGATGACCGTATTTACTTTTATCGTTCAGGATGTCAACAGATTAAGTTTCCACCTGAAAACTGGAACTTGTACAACTCGGAATCGTGGTGGTTTGAGGCGGTTAAAGGTCGGCTAATTCTGTTTCCTTCATCTCTTGAACATAACGTGCCTACAGTTCAGGGAGAAGATGTGCGGATAAGCATGAGTTTTAATACGTTCCCGGTTGGCATTGTTGGGGATGAGATGTCGTTGACAGGTTTGAAATTGGAGGCGTAATGGCACACTTTGCAGAATTAGACAGCAACAACGTGGTATTGCGTGTCATTGTGATTGATAACAAAGACACCGCTGATGCTCACGGCGTTGAGAAGGAATACATTGGCGCAGCCTTTTGTGAGCGTGTGTTTGGTGGTGTTTGGAAACAGACCAGTTATAACGGTAATTTCCGTAAGAATTACGCTGGAATCGGCTACACTTATCAAACAGACATTGATGCTTTTGTTCCTCCGCAACCTTATCCATCATGGACATTGGACGCTAATGCTAAATGGCAACCGCCAGTGGCAGTGCCTACCGATGGGAAGATGTACTCATGGGATGAGGCAACGACATCTTGGGTCGAGATAGTAGAGGCTTAAATGCTTGGATTCCTACCGCTATCTGCTGCGCCATTATCCGAAGACAGTATTACTACGATTGTAGGTGCGTCTGCTGCTGTTAGCGGTCGAGCTTTAGTTACTGCGGCTGGTGTTAAGACAGTTAATGCCTCTGGTGCAATCCTTGGTAGGGCTGTCGTAACGGCTGTTGAAGGGGTTACATCGGCTTCAGCGTCAATCCTATGCCGAGCAGTTGTTACCGCTAAAGAAGCGACTGTAAATGCCTCTGCTGCGGTTACTGGTAGGGCTGTAGTAACAGCTAGGGGTGGATACTCTAGGTCTGCTGTAGCGGCTATTGTAGGCACTGCAACGGTTACAGCATCAGGGAATCGAGTATTAGGTGCTTCTGCTCAGATTGTTGGTGTAGGTAGATGTAGTGCCATTGCTAATAATGCTGTTTTGGCATCTGCTTCCGTAATTGGTAAAGCTGATGTCCGTTG